TAAGACAGTAGTGTCTACAGAAGGTTTATCTTTCTCTATGATAGTATCGTATGATACTACTAAAAGTGTAGCTGCCACTCAGGTATTTAACATAGCGGGTGGTGTCATAGCAATTGAAAGTGTACCATCGTTTAACGTGGGTATAGATACATTAGGTAATCTAATTAATGCACCTACGAGGTTTAGTAACGGAGACATGTACTATCACTACCAAGGCAAATATTACAAAGCGAGTTTCTTAAACTTGTAAATTCAATTAATACAGGAGATAGTCAGTGGACTACGAAATAGGTTTTAAAGTTTTAATATCAGTAGTCCTCGGATGGTTCTGGATGGATAAGAAGAATGTACGCGAAGATATTAAAAGTCTAGAAGAAAAAGTCAGCGGTCATGCAACAGAAGTAGCCGTACTAAAAGAACGTATAGAGTCAGTAAAAGAGGACACGCGCTTCATTAGAGAACACTTAGGAGAAAAAGTATGATATGGATGACACTAATAAAAGAAGTAGTTTCTGGTTGGGTCGGTATGAAGAAAATCAAATACGAAGCAGAGGGCCAAAGAGCATTAGCCTTAGCACAAGTAGAAGCAGGATACGACTTAGAAGCACTAAGAGCACAGAAAGATAGTTGGAAGGACGAAGTATTTCTATATGTATTTCTATCCCCTTTAATTATTGCATGGTTCAATGAAGAGAAGGCCATGAAATGGGTAGGCTTTGTATCCGAGTTACCCTCGTGGTATCAATATATGCTAATTGGTATGATGGCAGCAGTATTCGGTTTACGTTGGTTCGTGAAAAACCAGAACATGCAAATAGTAAAAGGCTTTAAAAGTGAGTAAGGCATCAGAGAGTAAGCTCGCAAGCTTACACGGTGCAGTTGCATTAGTCTTAACAGACCAAGTTAAAGCAACAGAAGTAGAAACCACTTTTGATGATGATGGTAATCAGGTTGAAACAGGTGAGACAGTTTACTCTGCTTCACCCGCGTTAATAGCAACAGCAATAAAGTTCTTGAAAGATAACCAAATAACATGTGACATCGCACAAGACGAGAACATGGGTAACTTGAAAGAAGCACTAAGAAATAAAACTAAACATTCCCGCTTGTCAAGTGGGCAAGCAGCAGCACAACAAGAGGTACACTAAATGGAAATAGCAGATATTGTATTCGACACAGAAATGACGGATGATGCTTTGTTTACTGATGACGAGTTTACACAAATCTGTAATGACCGAGAAAAATATCTACGACTTAACGAAGTAGAACAAGAGACGGCTAGAAGGTGGTCGGAGGTAGAAGCACTACGCGACCACTATTCTTTATTTGAAGATTTCCTTTACGATTGTATGACCGAGTTAATGGGTTTCCAATGTACAGATGTGCAGATAGATATTGGAAGGTTCCTACAGTTTGGCTCGTATGAGACAGACGAGGAAAGAGACAAGGTTATAGATGGTTTATTACAACCATTGCAATACGGTATGATACAGGCCCAGCGTTCGCAAGCTAAATCAACTATAGTAGCAATGTTCGCAGTATGGCAATTAATACATGATTGTAAGCACAGAATATTGATACTATCAGCAGGTTCAGACGTAGCTATGGAAATAGCTAACTGGGTAATACAGATTATAATGAACTGGGACATACTAGAATGTATGAGACCAGATAGACAACATGGTGACAGAGCTAGTTCTAAAGCGTTCGACATCAACTGGCAACTAAAGGGTGCAGAGAAATCTCCATCAATAGCTTGTATAGGCGTAACTGCTAATATGCAGGGTAGACGAGCGGACTTACTCATACCAGATGATATAGAGTCATCAAAGAATGGTACAACAGAAATACAGCGAGCTGCACTAGAACACTTGTCAAAAGATTTTACATCAATATGTCAGAAGGGTAGAATAATTTATTTGGGTACGCCACAAACTGTGGACTCCATTTATAACAACCTTCCAAGTCGAGGGTACACCGTTCGTGTTTGGACAGGGCGTTATCCTACCTTAGACGAAGAAAAACACTACGGGGACACGTTGGCCCCTTTCCTTGTACATAAAATGACAGCAGCCCCTTCTTTACGGATTGGTGGCGGTCTTGATGGTTCACGAGGAAAGCCTACTGATTCAATTTTGTTAGGTGAAGACTTACTTAGCAAAAAAGAATTAGACCAAGGCCCTGCGTACTTTAACTTACAGCACATGCTTAATACAGTATTGTCAGACGAACTACGCCACCCTCTTAAAACAAAGAACTTAATAATAATGAACTTTGGTACTAAAGAGGCAGCAGGTGAGATAACATGGATGCCCAGCCCTACTACTAGAATAAAGGTAGAGGGATTTACTAGCAAGCCACAGTTCTATGGGCCGTTTACTACAAGTACTAAGATGTACGAGTTTGAAGGTAAACACATGTACGTGGATACAGCAGGTGGTGGAGAGAATGGGGATGAGACAGTAGCAGCAGTTACTTACTTTCTCCATGGTTACATTTTCCTAGCTGAGATACTAAAGTTAGCAGGTGGTTATAGTGATGAAAATTACAAAGAGTTAAGTGCATTAGCATTAAGACACAATGTAAATAGTATAGATGTAGAGAAGAACTTTGGTTTCGGAGCATTTGCAGCCGCATGGAGACCAATATTAGCGGCAGAGTACAAAGAAGTAGGACAGCATTGCCCTCGTATAGAAGATGTATGGGAATCAGGGCAGAAGGAACTGCGTATCATTGATACGTTAGAGCCAGTAATGGCAAGACATAAACTTATAATACATGAAGATGTAATTCATTATGATTTAAGTTCAACTAAGAAGTATCCATTTGACCGACAAGAAACATACAAGTTCTTTCACCAGATGGCTAAGATAAGTAGAGACAGAAACGCACTAATACATGATGATAGCTTAGATGCTGTAGCAGGTAGTGTACGTAGATGGATTGACAACTTAGCAGTAGATGAGAAAATACGTATGGCCCAGAAAGTAACAGACGACAACATAGCGTTCTTTGCTGAATGGGGTGGTGCAATAGGAAACGACAACAACGGTGTATTGGGTCTATCATCAGATAGATTTAAACGCAAACAAACAATTAGGAGAAGACGATGAGTAAGAATCTAAGTCCCGCCCGTTTAAACATAACGGACTTACCAAGAGACCCACAGAGATGTTTAGGGCCTTTACGACAAACACTAGTAGCATCAGTAAACTACTGTAAAAAGCATCCTAAGAAATTAGAGATTATAATGGATGTATTAAGGTACGCCTATGTATTCTGTAAAAAAACACAGGAAACACAGAAAGCTGCTAAAAAGCTCGCTGACAAGGTTAAATCTGAGGCAGAGGCTATCGCACTAGACATCAATGAACAGGCTACTGAGGTAGAATTAGCCCTATTAGCGTTGAAAAAAATGCAAGATGCAGAATTATCTGCTAAATCTGAATAATTATAAGGAATAAACATAATGTCTAACACATTAAACATTTTAGAAAGAACACTAGCACAGGTTGGCGACTCAACTAATACTTTACACGTATTAGGTACAACTAACGGGCGTTCATCAGTGTATGAACCCTTACTAGTTCGTATTACAGACCATGCAGATGACGACAATACAAAGACAGGTGCAGAAGCAGACAGTATGGCTATCTTCGTATCCCAGAGACACGGGGAACCGTTTAAGAAGGATAACGGTGTACTAGTACATAAGTTACATTCTATGGGGCAAGGCTTCGCAGGTACATTCACAGTATCAACAGGTGCAATCGCAACAGTAACTATCACTAATGGTGGTTCAGGTTACTCGGCTGGTAATAGTGCTATAGTAATTGATGGTGATACAGGTGGGTCAGCAGCAGTACTAACACCTACTATTGTTAATGGAGTAATAACAGCACTTGCAATCACAACCGCAGGTTCAGGGTATACAGCAGGAGCACTAGTTATAACTAACTTAGCCCCAACTGACACATCCATACTATTCCCAGACTATGACTATGCTACCTTTGAGTAACATTAAGCAGTACAGGTGCCACAAGAAGGTACACGCAGAGCCTATGAATAGGCTAGATTACAATGTACTCAAAGGTTGGGAACTACCAGAAGATGAAGATGGTACAGACGCAGGCTACAAGGTTATATATGACAAGGGTTCAGACCTAGAGTATGTAAGTTGGTCACCTAAGTCTATATTTGAAGCAGGTTACGACTTAATATGATATTTGGTGAAGCTCTAGAGAGCATGAAGTTAGGTAGTAAAATATCACGGATTGGTTGGAATGGTTCTGGTATGTTCGCAGTATACCAGAAAGGGTATCCCGAAGGTATACCGTGTAATAAACAAACTGCTACAGCATGGAACATGTCAGAAGGTGACTTGTTTATAGTCAGGCCGTATATGCAGTTGAAATGTGCAGATGGTTCCCATGCTATGTGGGTTCCATCAGGTAGTGATATACTAGCAGATGATTGGATAATACATTAGGCTAATACAAAAAAAAATGGAGGGTAAAATGGCATTAACACGTAAGAAAAGAAATGTACTTAACCCTTTTGTAGTATCAGAAGTAAACACTCTAGCTGAGGTGGAACTATATCCATCTTGGTTAGAAGATATACTCGTAGGGTGTATACGTTCAGTAAGAGCAGACAACCCACACAAGGGTAGAACTAAGTATGAAGCAGTATCATTAAGTAAGGTAGTAAAAGTATACAAACGACTAGATAAGATAAACTTCACAGATATACAACGTGCAGTAGTTTGTAGCGCAACAACCGCAAAGCTTATTAATAGAGTAATAAAACTAGCTAACCTGTTCATAGCAAGATACATCAAGACAGGTAAGGTGGATATGACACCTGAACCTATAGAGTCATGGAGAGACCCATGCTCAGATTTCGCTTTAGGAAATTTATAATAAAATCAATGACTTATAAGGGTCGGTATTATAAGAGTGGTGACGAGAGTAAACCATGATACAAAAGCTAATATAAGGGACTATAAAGGTAATATTAAAAACTGGTAACTAATACGAGGTGGTACTCCATCCTCAATCCAATTCCCTATTTCCCCCATGGCCCTCTTGTATATGTACCATCCCAATCGCTCACTACGTTCGCTCACCATACCTATCCCATTGGTATACCATGACCACTCCGAGCCTTACACGTGATTACACAGGTGTTGGTGGGCTACGCCCAGATATGTCTCTTTTGTGATATAGGTTAATACTGACTTATACACCAACATACCCTCGGAGGTATACCATGTTACAAGCAACTCGTTCAACTGTTAACACTAACTGTCCTATTGGTAGCTATGCATCTTACAAAGGTAATGTACACATGATAGTAAGCTTTACTCCTGAAACTGGTATGGTTCAGATTATTAATCCTCTACAAGGTAATGGTAAGTTGCACGTTAAGCTTACTAATGTACACTTTACGGATCTACCTAAAGCAACTGGTGTAGAGCTTAACGGTAGCGAGTTCTTAGTAACTAGTAAAGGCTGTATAATTAGTCTTACTACAGGTAGAGTAGTTTATGAAAGCCATATCGACAACCATCGTAT